TTTGCCTTCAACGGACAAATGGGCACGGGGGTTAACCGCATGAAGGGTGGCATTAGTTGTGCCAATCCCATGACCATTGGTGATGCGGCACTCAGCATGAACTACGGCATGGGTCCAAGAACTGGCAATGCATCAAGCAGTCCACGGGCAGTTGGACCCAGTGCAACTCGTGACAAGCCACGCCTGACCATTGCCACAGCGGCACAAGCAGGTGGCTGCATTGATGGTGGCACACAGGTGCGTCAGCCAGCCAACCCCAACCAAATCTACATGACACGGACGGAGCGTTAACATGGCCACACACTACATCGCTCGCGGCGAACCCATAACCATATCAGCCACCACTACCACTACCACAACATATCGCACAGTCGCTGGCTATGCCAGTTATGCAGTGGACAACACGGCTGGAGGCAATGTGATCCAGGTCAGCATATTCCCAACTAGTCTAAGCAGTTCAGGCAACATCATTGTGCTACCTGGTCAGACCAAAGTTGTGGCCTCAAACAATCCGCCCGTGGTACCAGCCAATGTCACCATCCTCACAACAGCCTTAACAGGTGTCAGCACAGTTTACCTAACACCCATTGTTACAGCACAAGGATAATATTATGAAATACAGTAACAAAGTAATGATCTCAAAAGAAACAGCGTCAGCCTGGTCCAGTGAGAATCCATACCATGTGGACAATGTGAACCAAGCACAAGGACCGCGTGTGGGCACTGCGGGCGCACACTCAGCCAAGCGCACAAACTTCACAGCAGACAAAGCCGAACGACAAGTCCTGGCCGATATTGTTGCTCGTGGCTTTGAGGGTCGTGCGGCTGAACTAGAAGCCAATCCCGGAGAGAAGTTGGTCAAGGGCGCAGGCGGTATTGCCAGCACGAACCCACCACGCCAGTTGAGACGAGCAACAGCAAAGTAAAAACAGTTCCGGGCTTGTCTGTTACAGGCCCCATTTTATTTTTATTTGAAAGGACTATGAAATGAAAAAAGAAACTATCTCTGCCACTGAGATTTTAGCAGACACACAGACCCGTCGAACCTCCAACACAGCAACCAATCAGCGCACTCAAGACATGAGTAGTGCGTTTGACCTAGAAGGTCTCATGACTGACTTTCCCACAGCCGGTGAACTGCAAAAATTCTTGTTTGATCAAACCGGCCTGGTGCTGAACCTAAAAGGTCGTAGCAACAAGTACAAGTATCAAGTTGCCTTAGATGTGCTAAACGGTGCCGCACCACCTGCAGAACTCCTGGGTGGAGAAAATCCCTACCTGGACAAGAATGACATTGTGCCCACGGACCCAATGAAGACTCTTCCGCCACAGCCCGCTGAAGTGTTTGGACACATACCTGTGATCCAATTTCAATGCAACACATTCCCGCATCCAGATCCACAATGGTCAGCCACTGGACAAAAGTGTCAGGTTGTGTTTCGCAAATACATCAACAATATCATAACATATGAAATTCTGGGACCCATTGCACAACGAGCCGTTGGCACCCGTATCAACAAGTTTGGACAAAATGTGCCAGACAAATACATATGGGTTGATCCGCGTCAAGGTGAACAGATCATACAATACGGCAACGGTACCATCACTGCCATTGGCACACGCCTACGCAACTTCATGAGCAAGATGAAGGTGGGCAACAAGACACAATGGGAAACNTGGATTGACCGTGACTTTGTCATTGGTGGCAACGCCGCCCTGGCCTTAGATAATCCTTGGGGCGCCTAATGGATCGCCAACAGTTGGCCGAAGTGCAGGTGGCAGATGTCAAAATCCTGCAGAAAGTAAATGCGGCCAACCGTGAAGCATTCAGTGTCAAGTATCCGGGACAGATTGAACATTGCCTTAGACTTGTGATGGAACGGCTACAAGCCGGTCTGGACAAGCGTGATGGTGTTGATGTGTCAAACCCCGACACTTGGCGCATGACCACAAGAGAAATTCTAGATCTCTCAGAATCGGCCTCGAGGTTAAACGAGATCCGACGAGGATTTTAAATGATTGACCCTGGTGTTCTAATGCGCCGTGCAGTACGATACTGCTGTGACTCAAATCGTATTGGTGTGGATGCCATAGGCCGCATGCCATCAGCGATCCGAGCACAGTTCGAAGATCTTGTGATCGCCACACGCGATGACATGGAGTATAATCAACTACGATACTTTCGTCCATTTGAACACCAGCGTCGATTCTTTAGAACCGGAGCCAGTGACCGTAGAGGCATACTTGCGGCAAACCGAATTGGTAAGACAGTTTCAACTTGTTTTGAAACTGCTTACCATTTGACAGGCCTGTATCCCGAGTGGTGGGAGGGTCGACGCTTTGATAAACCAGTAACAGCCATGGTAGCAGGCGAGGGTTGGAGCCAAGTTGCCTTGGTATTGCAAAATGAATTGTTGGGCACACAGGATGTCAAGATACAGGCAAATCTAGGCACAGGAGCCATTCCTCGAAATTGCATTGTGACAGAGACCATGCGGTCAGATGGACCCAACTGTATTGGTGTAGAGGTGCGACACACCAGTGGTAGCAACAGTTACTTGTTGTTTGCCAACTACACACAGGAAGTGCGTCAGATGCAGGGTTTCAAACTTAACTTGGCCATCTTTGATGAACAACCACCAGACGATTTCTTTTCAGAGATTGTGACTAGAACTGCCACCACACAAGGACAGGTCCTGTGTTCGTTTACTCCACTCAAAGGATTGAATGGACTAGTGTCAAAATTTTGGAATCATGAAGCGGGATACGATCACATTCGTGTGTCGTGGGATGATGTGCCCGAATACGATCCATGGGGTGAACCATTCTTATTAAACGCAACAAGGCAACAACTTGAAAGAGATTATCTTCCACACGAGCGAGATGCTCGTCGCAANGGCGTTCCTGTTATGGGTCGCGGCGCTGTATTCCAAATTAGAACATGGCCCGTTTATAAAACTGGCACTTANGATTTCCGTAATACTATGGGCCTACATCGCATTATTGCTTTGGACTTGGGACTTGTNAANGACAAGACTGTATTGACACTAATGTATTGGGATCCTAATGCTGGTGAAGCTTGGTTGGATCGTCAGATAGTTGTCAAAGGCACAGAAGAAGCCAATCCCATCAACTACATACAACACCTAATGCGTCCCGAAGTGTTTGGCACTCCCATTGTGTTGCCACCAGACGCAGGCACAGTGGGTCGTTATACCATGAGCAGTCTCAGCATACGGCAACTGTTTGAAGACTATGAACTCAATGTGTATCCCGAACCCATACATAACCCACCAGACGATCAAGGGCGCACCACAAACCATAAAAGTTTTGGTATCAATGTNATGCGACAAATGTTGGAACTGGGNACNTTACGNNTAAACGAAAACTGTGTGGAGTTCTTGCGTGAAGCACAGAACTATTACGCTGATGACAAAGGACGCTTTAGCGATCCCGATGACTGCATTGATTCGGCCCGCTATGCCTTGTTAGGATGCTTGAATGGATGGAGTGAAGAATATGATGGTCGCAGTCCAAGCCAGCGTTTTAGAGATGTGGCACACAATATTAGAATACAAAAAGCCCAACAGCGTGCCAATGCCTCCAACAACACTTGGAAGCGGGTCTACAGCCCTAATGAATAGCANATAAATAATAANNTAANATCGGATCCATAAACCATGTTGAATTTAAAAAATGTTGTAGTCTCAAACTTAAACACCAACTCTAGTAGCCTATCCCGCTTCATTAGAATGAAGAGCCTGCTGGATCAGAAATGCGCCGCAAACCTGCGTTTATTGGCCACAAAAAACAATATAAACCGCACTAGTGACTATCATTATCTAGTACTGCCTATTACAGATTCAACAGAGCCTGTTAACGGTCTAGATTATATTCATCCTGTGGTAAAACCCATGGTTGATTATGCGTCAGCAGTGATCACAAAAGGACTGGCACAAAATGGCGAGATCAATTTTGAATTTGTGCCCGACAATGAAGCAGACGATGCGGCCGCTCGCCAGGCCACCAACATGGTGCACAAATTGTTGAACCAAAACAATGATCCACATTTTATCCTACAGCATTGGGTAATGGATGCGTGTATGCATAAAAATGGTGAGATGATGATTAGCCCCATGCGTGAACAAGTTACACGCTATGTGACCACAACAGGCACAGCAGATCAATTAAAAGCATTTGAACAACAAGCAGAAGAATCGGGCTTAACAGTTAAACGCAACAGTCGCCGTAAGAAGGCAGTAAATTTACAAGCAGTGGCTGCAGAAACCCAACAATTTTTACAGTCGGCTGATGCTGAACAAGCAGAACAAACCATACAATCGCGCATTGACCGCAGTCGTAAAATTGCCAGTGGTAGTGACGAAGCCATTAACCCAGCAGAAGATTTCAATGAAGACAACAACATTCAATTACAAGAAGGCGAAGATGCATTAGATGAAAGCATTGCCCGCAACACCATTTATGATGCCGAATATAAACTAACTGGCTATACCCTAAACATCAAATTCCGTCCTATTGCACAACACTATTGGATGTGTGATCCAACAGTTATTGATATTCAAGAACAACCATTCTGCGGCTTCTACAAGCCAATGAGTATTCAGGAAGCCACTGAACTATATCCCGATATCGACTTAGAAGAATTCAAAGTGTATGCGGAATACTCAAATGTGGGTTCATATCAAGCTGGTTCGTTATTAAACAANNTGGCCATCCATGCTAGAGANTCAGTTCCTATCAATGGATTGCCTGCACAAGGTTATGCCGCACAAGAGCCCGAAGCCCGACAAGTCACAGTATTGACAGTTTGGAACCGTTACGACATTGACGGAGATGGTGAGTTGGAACTTGTAGAATTAGTCTATTCTGGACAGTATGTTATCAGTGCCAAAGAAGTGGAATTNATTCCTGTGGCCAACATGGTTCCCAAGCCTTTACCTCAAAACTTTTATGGTATGAGCATTGCTGANTCAGTGACGCCTATGCAGGAGTACATGACATCAGGATATCGCGCAGAATTAATGATGGGCTTGCTACAATCAACTCCGCGTGTGGGCGTCAAGCCAGATCGTGTGGACTTTGAAATGATTCAAGATGGTGAAGCCGCTATCTTTATTCTGGATAGCAAGTTTGATCCTTCAAAAGATATCTATCCTATGCCTATACCACAGGGCAACCCCACATTCATGGACAATACCTTACAGCGTATGCAACAGGACCAAATGAGTATGGTTGGTATGACTACACCACAGGATGTATTCAATCCCGAAGTTATGGATCCGGGAAATTCGGGTGCCAAATTGAACTTGGCTTTGAGTCCAAACCAAATTATTCAAGACAACACAGTTAAAAACTGTGCCGAAGGTCTAAAAGATGCCATCTGGCTGGTATGGCGCACACTAATTGCACACAGTGATGACTACGGCGTTAAAAAATTAGCACAAGAATTTAATCCAGAAAAGAAACCTATATTCTTAGATGGCGAAGCATTCGAAGAAATGAATTTCAACGAGCGTAAAACTATTCATATTGATTTGGCCCTGGGTATGAAATCAGAAGAAAACAGTTTACAGCGCATACAAATTATCAAACAAGCACAAACCGGACTAACTCAAGAAGTTCAACAAGCAGTACAAGCAGGTATCACAGATCCTGGATTGTTTAAGAAAATGCGTAAGCCTTATGAAGACATGTTATATGTGTTGGGTGTCAAAGATGCCGATGCATATTTAGTAACCATTGATGAAGTTACCAAGATGGCCACTGATGCACAACAAAAGCAACAACAGGCTGCCGAAGCCGCCAAAGCCAATCCGCCTGCTGACGAACAGAAGAAGATTGCTAGTGCTAAATTGGATGAAGCCCGCGCACAAGAAATTATTGCCGATATGAACGGTAATGATGCCAAGCGTCAACTAGAAGGATATGCATTGCTGGGACAACATAAAGCCCGTGCATATTGATGCTAAATAAACTTATTAAATTGGAATTGAAATGATAGAAAATGATGTTGTGGAAGCATTTAATAGACGCTTGACTGTTGATCTTAACTCGATCAAGACAATGACACCGGCACAGTTGGACCGGGTCAAAGAGTTAGGTAGTCAAGCAGAGAATCTGTTGCGTAACAGAGACTTTGCTTACTTCATACATACATTTAAATTTGAAAGGGTGGATGTGTTGAGTGAAATCAACAACCACACAGCAGAAGGTAACGCCGAAAGGATTGCATTGAGCAACCAATTGGCAGGCGTAGATGAATTTGTTAAATCGCTCAAACGAGCGGTTTACTTTAGGAATCGCGTGGTAAGTCAACAGGCTGGTCAAGTGACCCCAGAAGA